AACGACACTAACTTTGCTGCTCGTAATGCATTTGAGCGTTGGATGAATGGTATCAACCAACACAATAACAATACTGGTTTGACTAATCCTGCGGATTACCAAGCTGATATGGTTGTTGAACAACTCAATAAAGCCGGCGAAGTAATTAAGCGTTACGATTTCCGCGGTACTTTCCCAACTAATGTGGCTGCGATCGAAGTATCTTACGATAGTGAGAACCAGATCGAAGAGTTCACGGTTGAGTTACAAGTACAATACTGGGAGTCAAATACGACCTCTTAAGTCGTATATAAATAAAGGTACTGGGGGAGAATCATCTCCCCCTTATCTAAACGGAGTTTAATCGAATGGCAGAATTATTTGGTTTTGAAATAAAGCGTAAGAACGATAAAGACGAAGAAAAGAAGTTATCGTTTGTTGCGCCACAAGAAGATGATAGTGCCGGATATGTGGTCAATGCTGGTGGATATTTCGGCCAGTACGTAGATCTAGACGGAGGTACGGCGAAGAACGATGCTGATCTAATCATGAAGTATCGTGATATTGCTATGCAACCTGAATGTGATGCTGCTATCGAAGATATTATTAATGAGGCTGTTGTATCTGATGAAGATTCAGCACCTGTCAATCTTGTTCTAGATGACCTAGAACAACCAGATCGTATTAAGAAGTTAATGCAAGAAGAGTTTGATCATATTATCAAACTACTTAACTTCAACTGGACTGGTCATGATACCTTTAGAAAATGGTATATTGACGGTCGACTATATTTTCATAAGATCATTGATGAGAAGAATCCAAAGCGTGGTATGTTGGAGCTTCGACCAATTGATCCTACAAAGATTCGTAAAGTAAGAGAAGTAATAGAAGAAAAAGATCCAAAGACTGGAGCTAAACTTGTTAAAGAAGTAAAAGAATATTACATCTACCAAGATAAGAATATGTCTAAGTCTAATCAAGGACTTAAGATTGCAAAGGATTCTATCTGTTATATTACATCAGGTGTATTAGATCCAAGTCGTAAACGCGTACTATCTTACTTACAAAAAGCGTTAAAACCTGCAAACCAGCTACGTATGATGGAAGACTCAATGGTAATCTATCGTATGTCTCGTGCGCCGGAAAGAAGAATATTTTACATTGATGTTGGTAACTTACCAAGAGGTAAGGCAGAAGAATATCTGCGTAATATCATGGGTAAATATAGAAACAAATTAGTATATGATGCTAACACCGGAGAAATGAAGGATGACCGTAAACACATGTCCATGCTTGAAGACTTCTGGTTACCGCGTCGAGAAGGTGGTAGAGGTACAGAGATTACGACCTTACCAGGAGGAGAAAACCTCGGCCAGATCGATGATATCGTATACTTCCAAAAGAAACTTTACAAGTCGCTCAACGTTCCTGTTAATCGCTTAGAACAAGAAGCACAGTTTAGTTTAGGTCGTTCATCTGAGATTACTCGTGATGAACTTAAATTCCAGAAGTTCCTTGGCAGATTGCGTAAGAAGTTCTCTACGCTGTTCATTGATCTTCTGAAAACTCAGTTGATTCTAAAAGGTATCGTGACTGAAGAAGAATGGAAAGAGTTCTCTCAAGATATTGCAGTTGATTATATCAAAGATACTCATTTCTCAGAGCTTAAAGATTCAGAGATTCTTCGTGAACGTCTTGGTACACTAAGAGAAATGGATGAATATGTTGGTAAATACTACTCAGCCGAATGGGTACGTAAGAACGTATTGATGCAAACTGATGAAGATATCGAAGAAATCGATAAACAAATCGAAGCCGAAGGTCCTCCTGAAGGCGAAGAAGATGAAGAATTTTAATTCTTAAAAACTAAAAACGTATAAATATTTTGTGAAGAGGAATAAAGAATGGAAAATGTAACTGTAAATGATTTAGTCGGTGCATTAAATACCGGCAACAAAGCAGATGCAAACGCGATGTTTAACTCTATGATGAGTGATCGTATTAACGATGCACTTGATGATAAAAGAATTGCTGTTGCTCAAGCTATGGGTGGTGCGCAAGTAGAAGAACCTGCTGAGATGGAAATGGAAGCAGAACTTGCAGCTGAACCTGAGTTTGACGACGACGTAACTTTAGAGGCAGAAGATGATAACATTCAGGCAGTTTCAGACGAGGTTGAATGAAGCCTTTCGTCCGCCAGCTGGTGAGAAAGTAGTCAAGACCTTTAAAGTCGGTAAAAGGAAAAAATACGAAGCGGTTATCACTAAGAAAGGTAGCAGCTTTACTGCATATATTGATGGCGATAAATTAGACGTCTTCAAGAATGCTAAAGAGGCTGAGAAAGCAGCTTCAGAATTTACAGATTTAATGGGAAAGTAGCATGAAGTTAATTACTGAATACGTAGAAAACGATCTTCAATACATTACTGAAGCCAAAGATAAGAATGGCAAGAAGCAGTATATGATCGAAGGTGTATTCATGCAAGCTGACCAAAAGAATCGTAACGGTCGTGTTTACCCGAAAGCTGTTATGGAAGGCGCGGTAGACAAATACGTTACTGAACAAGTTTCTAAGGGTAGAGCTGTTGGGGAACTGAATCACCCAGATGGTCCTACAATCAACTTAGATAAAGTATCTCACAAAATTACTGAACTTAAATGGGAAGGTAATGATGTTGTGGGTAAGGCACAAATTCTAAACACTCCTATGGGTCAAATCGTTGAAGGTTTGATGGATGGTGGTGTAAGACTTGGTGTCTCTAGTCGTGGTATGGGTAGTCTTGTGAATAAAGGCGGTGTTAACTATGTCAATAAAGACTTTCAGTTAGCTACTGTTGATATCGTTCAAGATCCTTCGGCTCCGGGTGCTTTTGTAGACGGAATCATGGAAGGAGTTGAATGGATTTGGGATAACGGTATCCTAAAAGCACAAGAAATTGAACAGTTCGAGACTGAGATCAAGAGAGCTCCATCTAACCGCTTAGCGGAAACACAGATGAAGATCTTTAAGGATTTCCTCTCTAAACTTTAACTCGTTAAGGAGTATATTAACATGTCAGATAATTTAAATCAAGACATTGACATGGATCTCCAGGATGAACTCGTTGAAGATTCAGTTGAAGTTTCAAGCGAGGAACTGGAAGAAGCAAAAGATCAAGCTGAAGTTCCAAAGGCAAACAAAGTAGTGCCTAAGGAAGTTGACGGTGCGAAAGCTGCTGCTGACGTTGCAGGCGACATTAAAAAGTCTGCTCCATCACAAGCAACTCCACCTAAGACAAAAGCTGGTATGATCAACGCTATGTCCATGAAAATGCACAAGATGAAGAAAGAAGAGCTTACTGCTGCATACAATGCTATGCACAAAGAAGGCTATGAAGCAGATGACGAAGCTATCGCTGAAGGTACTTTTGATGAAGATCTTAAAGCACTAGTTGATTCAGAAGCAACTCTTTCTGAAGGATTCAAGGATAAAGCTGAGATTATTTTTGAAGCAGCACTTAAGTCTAAGCTAGCTAGCGAAATTGATCGTCTAGAAGAGCAATACACTGAAGAGCTTGCTGAAGAAACTGATCGCATTCAGTCGGAACTTGTTGAAAAAGTAGATGGCTACCTGAACTACGTAGTAGAGCAGTGGATGGAAGATAACAAGCTTGCAATCGAGTCTGGTCTAAGATCAGAAATCGCTGAGAGCTTCATGCAGTCACTTCAAACTGTGTTCACAGAGCACTATATTGAAGTACCTGAGTCTAAGATCGATTTAGTAGATGAATTGTCAAACAAGATTGATGATCTTGAAGAGCAAGTATCTACACAAACTGACGCTAACATTGAGCTTTCTGAGTCAATCAAAGAGCTTAAGCGTGAGAAGATCGTTCGCGACGCAGCTGTAGGTCTTTCAGAAGCACAAGCTGAGAAGCTTAAGTCTTTAGCCGAAGATGTAGATTTCGAAGATGAAGATAAGTTTGCTGACAAAGTAGACACAATCAAGGAATCTTACTTCAAAGAAACACAACCTGAAATCGTAAGTGAAGAAGCTAACGTTGATGGATCTGGTGAAGAGCACGAAGATATCGTTCTTTCTCCTGCTATGCAACGCTATGTGGCAGCACTTAAGAAAAACTCATAATTCTATAGGGGAATTTAAAAATGTTTAATGCAGACGCAAAACTTATGGAGAAGTGGCAGCCAGTATTGGAAGCTACTGAAGCTCCTGAATTTAAGGACAACTATCGTAAGTCCGTTACTGCTGCTGTTCTAGAGAACACAGAAAAAGCACTTGCTGAAGAGCGTGCGCAGCAGAACTTCCAACTTAACGAAGATGCTCCTACTAACTCAACTGGCGGTGCCATTTCTAACTGGGATCCAATTCTGATCTCATTAGTACGTCGTGCTATGCCTAACTTAATCGCGTATGATATCGCTGGTGTTCAGCCTATGTCTGGTCCTACTGGTCTTATCTTCGCAATGAAGTCTAAGTACAACGATAACGCATCAAGAACTGCTGCTACTGAAGCATTGTTCAACGAAGCTGAAACTGACTACTCAAGCTCTTCATTCAACGGTACTACTGGTACTGCACAAGGTGGTGCTCACGGTGGTGATTCTTCTTCACTTCCTGGTGATGGTGCTGCTACTGACTCTAACAGCGACAACCTAGCTGACGACTTCGGTCTTGGTGGTGGTATGTCAACTGCTGATGCTGAAGCTCTTGGTGATGCATCTGGTAATGCTTTTGGTGAAATGTCTTTCACAATTGAAAAAGCAACTGTTACTGCTAAGTCACGTGCACTTAAAGCTGAGTACACAATGGAACTTGCTCAAGACCTTAAAGCTATCCACGGTTTGGATGCTGAGTCTGAGCTTGCTAACATCCTTTCTGCTGAGATCCTTGCTGAGATCAACAGAGAAGTTGTACGTACTATCAACTCACGTGCTAAGATTGGTGCACAACAAGGTGACATCAACTCTAAAGGTACTTTCGATCTTCAAAACGATGCTGATGGTCGTTGGTCTGTTGAGCGTTACAAAGGTCTTATCGTTCAAATCGAGCGTGAAGCGAATACTATCGCTAAAGAAACTCGTCGCGGTAAGGGTAACTTCATCTTATGTTCATCTGATGTAGCTTCTGCGTTGGTTGCTGCTGGTCTTCTTGACTACACTCCAGCTCTTTCTACTAACTTGAACGTAGATGATACTGGTAACACTTTTGCTGGTGTTCTTAACGGTCGTACTAAAGTTTACATCGATCCTTATGCATCACGTAACTACATTACTGTTGGTTACCGTGGTACTAATGCGTACGATGCAGGCTTATTCTACTGCCCATACGTACCATTAACTATGGTTCGTGCTGTTGGTGAGAACACTTTCCAACCTAAGATCGGCTTCAAGACTCGTTACGGCATGGTTGCTAACCCATTCGTTGGTTCAGCTCCTGGTAACGACATCGGTGCGGCTCGTTCGAACCAGTACTACAGAATCTTTGCTGTTAGCGATATCTTAGTATAATCGTAACACAGTAATAACTGTACTAAAGGGGGATCTTCGGATCCCCTTTTTTTATCCCTGCAACTTGTATAAATAAGAGTATAGGAGATAATTATGCCATATTCTAAAACAATTAATTTCAGTGATGAAGCAACTAATACTTCGATCGATCAGTTGACCTATGTCAATCCGGCCGGTTTTAAGCTTCTTATTGATAAATTAAAATATCCAAATGCTCAGTATACTATTCAAACTGCGGCATTGCCAGATATGACAATTGATGGTGCAGTATACAATACACCACAAAGAAACGTTTTCGAAGCACCAGACAAAGTAACTTATGGTGGATTTGAAGCTACGTTCCTTGTTGATGAATCACTGGTTAACTATACAGAGATCCATGATTGGATGCTTGGTATGGTTACACAAAAAGATGATGGTGTTCGTAAGATGCGTGATATGACATTGCAGATCCTATCATCACACAACAATGTTATCAAAGAGATTCAATTCGTTGATGCCTATCCAACATCATTGAGCTCTTTACCATTTGACACAACAATCACAGATATTCAGTACTTAGTTGCAAACGTTTCATTCAACTATAGCTATTTCAAAATCCTGTAAACTGTGATATAATATACACTGGATATATAGTGTATTAAGGATTATATTATGTTAGATATCGAAAAAATACTAGAAATGTGGAAGAAGGATTCAGAGATCGATGAGGTCAATCTGGATTCTGCTTCAAAAGATGCAGCTAAGTTGCATTCTAAATACCTTGACATTCTGTCAATCACCAAGCTCAAGCTGAAGAAGAAAGAAGCTGACTTCAATGTTCTATTGAAGGACAAATGGTTATACTATAACGGTAAACTATCACAAGCTGAAATCGACGCAAAGGGTTGGGAATACGATCCATTCAATGGTTTATCTAAACCTCTCAAAGGTGAAATGGATTTCTACTATGACTCTGATGATCATATCATTGCAGCGAAGGCTCACATTGATTATCTGAAGACAGTTATAGATACTCTAGAAGAAATAATGCAGAACATTAAGTGGAGACACCAGACGGTCAGAAATATGATCGAGTGGCGTAAGTTTACGTCTGGAGTATAATGGATATCATCAAGGTTAAAAAGAAGAATCACGCATTCTTACATGTTGATTGCGAACCATCAGTTGCAAATGAACTGTGTGACTTCTTTACGTTCTATGTCCCGGGTTATAAGTTCATGCCTGCATATCGTAATAAGATGTGGGATGGAAAGATCCGTTTGTATGATACTCGTAAGAAAGAGTTATATGCAGGACTATACAAATACCTTGAAGAATTTGCTGGAGTAGAAGGTCGTAATTATACTATTGAATTAGAGCATAACAACTTTTATGGCATGCCTAATACAAATACACCTATTGATATGTCTTACATTAATGATATGACATTGACAGTAAAAGGTGATAAGATCGAACCAAGAGATTATCAGCTTCAAGCTATTCACCATGGTTTATCACAAAAGAATGGTCTATTAGTATCGCCTACAGCATCTGGTAAATCACTAATCATCTATTCATTGTTAAGATACTTTCTACAGAATAGTGATAAGAAAGCAATTATCATTGTACCAACAACATCACTTGTTGAACAGATGTATTCTGACTTTGCTGATTATTCAGAGTTTGATGATACATTTGATGTACAGAAAGAATGTCATAAGATCTATGCCGGCCGCGAAAAATTTACAAACCAACGTGTAGTCATTACAACATGGCAATCAATCTATAAGTTACCTGGTACATGGTTTAAAGATTATGGATTTGTGTGTGGTGATGAAGCTCACAACTTTAAAGCTAAATCATTGACTTCTATTCTAACTAAACTATGCGAAGCTGAATATAGATTTGGTACAACAGGTACTCTTGATGGTACACAAACACATAAGCTTGTATTAGAAGGTTTATTTGGTCCAGCATATTATGTGACCACAACTAAACAACTTATGGATAAAGGATCTCTTGCAGACCTAGACATTGATGTTATCCTTATGAAGTATGAAGATGAGATCTGTCGTGCCCTTGCAAAAGCTACATATCAAGAAGAGATAAATTATATTGTACAGTATGAACGTCGTAATAAGTTTATCACTAATTTAGCGTTGGATCAAGATGGTAATACACTTGTCTTGTTTCAATACGTAGAGAAACATGGAAAGCCGTTATATAATATGATAAAGGATGCGGCACATAAACGCCGTAAGATCTTCTACGTATCAGGTGAGACTGGTACTGATGTAAGAGAAGATGTGAGAAGGATTACAGAGAATGAAAAGAATGCTATCATTGTTGCTAGCCTTGGCACTTTTAGTACAGGGGTTAATATTAGGAATCTTCACAACATTATATTTGCTAGTCCAAGTAAATCCCAAATCAAAATTCTACAATCTATCGGACGAGGTCTGCGTAAGTCAGATGACGGGCGAGCAACTAAGTTGTACGACCTCGCGGATGATCTACACTGGAAATCGAGAAAGAATTTCACTCTCAATCACGCGGCTGAAAGAATAAAGATCTACAGTAAAGAGAAGTTTAAGTTTAAAATACATGAAATAAAAATATGATAAATACTAGTATGACTGATAAAATCTACGATGATCTAGACATTAGACAGTTCAAGCTTACCTCTGGTGAGAATGTACTTGGATTGATTACTGGTGTCGATAAGGTTACTTCCATGATTATGATGGAACGTCCAGTCACACTTATTTCTGAAACACTTAAAGACAGCAAACAACGTTTCTTTTTTGCTGATTGGATGCCTGTTGCACGTAAAGATGTTGTTGGTATTGCACCGAACCACGTCATATCTCAGGCTGAAGTGGATTCACGTATTAAAGAATCTTACATCAAATATTGTTTAACTTATGATCGTGAACTATATGATGATGAAGAAGATGATGATGACTATGATAATGAATTATTGCATGCAACCACGGGGTCAGATAAGATCCATTAACTGGGTATACTCCCTCACCCCCGGTGTACTCTAATATTATATCATAGAAATTTGATCTTGTACATCTTTTTTTGCAAATAATGCACACAAAAATAGTGTGTTTATTATCAATAAGATATGTACATTTCCTTAGAATCAGTGTATAATATACTGATAACATATACTAGGAGTTTGTTATAAATGAAAGCCAAAGATAAGCCTCATTACGTCAACAATAGAGAATTCTCTCTTGCTGTTGTAGAACACGTAAAATCATATAACGAGGCAAAAGACGCGGGTAGTAAGCTACCTAAAATCCCTGACTATATTGCATCTGCATTTCTTAAGATTGCTGAAGGTCTATCCCATAAGAGTAACTTCATTCGGTATACTTACCGTGAGGAAATGGTAATGGATGGCGTAGAGAACTGCCTTAAAGCCATTACAAATTATAATATTGAAGCTGCTACTCGAACCGGTAATCCTAACGCATTTGCATATTTCACACAGATCTGTTACTATGCTTTTCTGAGACGTATTGCCAAAGAGAAGAAGCAACAAGATATCAAGTTCCGATTCATTGAAAAGGCTGGTATTGAAGATCTTATTGCATACGGTGATGACAACCAAGATGGTTCGGCAGAACGAATGTTTGTCGACGAGTTGCGTAATCGTATTGGTAAGGTTAAAGCTACTGACCAAGTATTGAAGGACTTCGCAAAGGAAGAGAAGAAAGAAATCAAAGAGGCCAAGAAGAAAGGCCTTGAGTTATTCATGGGGTAATTGATGAAGATTGCTATATTGAATGATACCCATTGTGGTATCCGTAACTCTGCTGATATCTTTATTAACTATCAACGTAAGTTCTACGAAGATGTATTCTTTCCGTATCTACTTGAGAATGATATTAAGCAGATTATCCATCTAGGTGATTATTATGATCATCGTAAGTATGTTAACTTTAAAGCATTGAATGAGAATCGTGCTCACTTCTTAGATAAGCTACGTGAGTATGGTATTACTATGGACATCATTCCTGGTAACCACGATGTGTTTTATAAGAATACTAACGAGTTGTGTTCACTCAAAGAATTGATGGGACACTACATGAATGAAGTCAATATCATTATGGAACCAAAGGTCATGAACTATGACGGTTTAGATATTGCAATGATTCCATGGATCAATAATCAAAACTATCACGACTCAGTCAAATTCATTCAGAACTGTAATGCTCCTGTTGTTGGTGCTCACCTTGAACTGGTTGGTTTTGATATGATGAAAGGTGTCAAGAATACTCATGGTATGACTACTGAGTTATTTGATCGTTTCGAGTTAGTATTGTCTGGTCACTTCCATACAAGATCATCTCGTGGTAATATTCACTATCTAGGCTCTCAAATGGAATTCACTTGGGCAGATGCACATGATCCTAAGTACTTCCACGTGCTCGACACGGACACACGTGAGCTCACGCCAGTACGTAACACAGAATCTATCTTTGAAAAAGTTATGTACAATGACGAGAAAATAGATTATAATATTATACCTATAGATCATTTAAAAGATAAGTTCGTTAAGATTGTTGTTGAAAGCAAGACGAATCCTTTTATCTTTGACAGACTAATAGATAGAATCAATCAATTAGGTGTACATGATCTTAAGATTGCTGAAACGTTTGACGAGTTTACAGGTGCTAACGTAGATGATGAAGGTATCTCTGTTGAGGATACTACTGAACTGCTTGATGGTTATGTAGACAACGTTGAAACTGAATTGGACAAAGACAAGATTAAAGGCATTATGCGATCGCTTTATGTTGAAGCATCGAATATGGAAATAGTATGATTATATTCAAATCTGTTCGATGGAAGAACTTTCTATCGACTGGTGACAAGTTTACAGAAGTGCAACTAAACAGATCACCATCTACACTCATTGTTGGTCAGAATGGTGCAGGTAAGTCTACACTACTTGATGCATTGTCATTTGCATTATTTGGTAAAGCTCACCGTGATATTAAGAAGCCACAACTGATTAACTCAATCAATGGTAAAGCTTGTATTGTAGAAGCTGAGTTCGATATTGGTAATAACAAGTATAAAGTTGTACGTGGTATCAAACCTGGCAAGTTTGAGATCTATCAGAACGATAAGCTATTCAATCAAGACTCAAATGCTCGAGACTATCAGAAGTTACTAGAACAGAATATTCTTAAGTTGAATCATAAGTCATTCCACCAGATTGTGGTACTTGGTTCAAGTTCGTTTATTCCATTCATGCAACTAGCTGCTGGTCACCGACGTGAGGTTATTGAGGATCTATTGGATATTAATATCTTCTCAAAGATGAGTGGTATTCTAAAGGAACGTAACTCAATACTTAAAGAACAACTCAAAGACTTAGGTTATAACTTAGACTTGATTACCGAGAAGGTGAATCTTCAACGTAAGTATATTCGTGAAGTCACAGAGTTGAATGATGAGAACATCAAAGGAAAGCAAAATGAAATCTCAAAGCTTGATAAAGAGATCAAAGATCTCCAGGACCAGAATGCTAAGGACTCGGAGTTTATTGAAGCCAACGAATCGGATCTACTCAAACGAAACGAAAAGCTCGACGCCAAAAGAGCAAAGCTCTTACAGTTCTCAACGCAATTCCAAACAGAGATCAAATCCTTGGTTAAAGAAGCGAAATTCTATGAAGATAATGACGCTTGCCCCACATGTTCCCAAGATATTAGTGAGGAACTTAAAACCTCAAAAATCGACGGAGCGAAAATTCGCGCGAGTGAGTTACAGGAAGGAGTGGATAATGTCTCTAAAGAGCAAGCTTCTTTGGAACAGGATCTTAACGGGATCGTTGATGAGCTTGCCAAAATACGAGAGAGGCAATCAAATATACATTCTAACAATCAGTCCATCGCACGGTATCAAAGACAAATATCATCTATCGAAAGCGACATCGCGAGTCTAGAAGGTAAAGAAGGTGATGTGTCAAAAGCTAATTCAGAGTTGAGTGACCTATTAGAACAAAAAGAAAGTCTAGTAGAGAAACGACTTGAATATAGTGACACACGTTCATATTATGATGCGTGTACTGAGATGTTACGTGATACAGGTATTAAGACTAAGATCGTAAAAGAGTATTTGCCTGTTATGAATAACCTTGTCAATAAGTATTTGCAAGTCCTAGACTTCTTTGTTCAATTTGATTTAGATGAGAACTTCAATGAAACGATACGATCGCGTCACAGAGACGCATTCAATTATGCTAGCTTTAGTGAAGGTGAAAAACAAAGAATTGATTTGGCTCTACTCTTCACGTGGCGGCAAATTGCCAGAATGAAAAACAGCGCAGCAACAAATCTATTGATTCTAGATGAAACATTTGACTCATCTCTCGATCATGATGGTGTGGACAATCTAATGAAGATACTTGATACATTGGACGAAGGAACTAATGTGTTTGTTATCTCTCACAAGGGTGATCTATTGGATGGCAAGTTCCGTTCTAAGATCGAATTTACAAAAGAGCATAACTTCTCTAAAATGGTAGCAGCATGATATTTTTCGACTACTTAAATAAAGTAGAGACGTCTCTCAAACCTATTGAAAAGGATTATTGGTTAAATTATCATAAGTGGCCAGCAGATGAGATCCTCAATGTGATCACGGAAGATCACTTAGTCGATCTTGGCTCAGGTTGTGGGCTCTTCGGTTTGTATGCATTGTATACTAATAAGGTTAATTCGGTCACCTTAGTTGAAGGTGATAAACTGAAGATGGACTATGCTCGTAAACTTGCTAATGAACTAGGTATAGCATCACGCGTTACATTCATTGAAGAGTTTGCAGAACCAGGACATCCAGACATTATAGGCCAGACCGTTGTATCGATACGAATGGGTAACTTAGTTAATTTTGAACGGTTCTTTATCCACAATCGATTGATTACGTTAAGACGAACAGCAGAGGTAGAACCATACTTCATTCGTAGACAGAACCTACCATGGAAACAGTCATTGATTAAACGTGATGACGGATTTGAGCTCGAGCTTCTGGAACACGACTTTACATGGTTAGAAGATGTCCTTACAAAAGAACGATGGATGGAAGATCTAAATCCAGTTCTACTAGAACTTACAAAAGTAAAAGAAACACAAAATATAGGAAACGATAAATGAACGTAAGACTGATCGGATTTACACAGCCAGTCCAAGGGGAGATAACTGGACTAGATGATGTACAAGATCTCATTGCATATTGTGCAAGAGTATCCAACCCATCAAATCAAATGAACAAAGAAACAGCCGAAAAGCTGCTAGGCTATTTAGCAACACATAAACATTGGTCGCCATTCGAAATGGCTTCTGCTACACTTGAGATTGAGACTACTCGAGATATTGCACGTCAGATGTTACGTCATAGATCATTCTCATTCCAAGAGTTCTCACAACGTTATGCTGATCCTGCAGCATTTGGTGATCAGTTTGTAATAAGAGAAGCACGATACCAAGATACAAAGAATCGTCAGAACTCTGTTGATATGGATGTAAGTAAGGATGAAGATAGATCTCTGATGTGGCAATGGGAACGTCAACAACAAATCGTTATTGATGCTGCTAAATCAGCTTATGAATGGGCGGTTGATCATGGTATTGCAAAAGAACAAGCACGTGCTGTCTTGCCTGAAGGTAATACTAAATCACGCCTCTATATGCAAGGTACGATTCGTTCATGGATCCACTTTATTGACTTGAGATCTGGTAATGGTACTCAGAAGGAACACATGGAAGTTGCTCGTGAAGTAGCATCTGCTATCGCAAAAATCTATCCTCAGGTCACCAGATACGTCCAACCTAATAAGAAAATCTTATAGT